GAGTTCGAATCTCGGTCACTCCGCCAAAAACCGCCTTGTGAGCGATGATTTTGCCAAGAATGAGCAACGTATCATTAAGCGCAAAAAAGTCGCTCACGGTGGCGCAAAAACCGCAAAACAAGCGCAAAGAATGAGAAAGGTGCGAGTGTCATTGTATTTCGGGCGGTCATTCGACAAGAATGGCACGGCTCCGTTGTACATATGTGTCAACCATGCATCTTCCTCTTGCTACATCCCCCTGCAAGGTGTGCGCCTAAAATCCAGCCAATGGGACAAGTTCAAGCGAAAGGTTGTCAACCATCCCCAAGCGGACACCATCAACTCGGTTGCGCTCTCAACTCTAGCAAAGGCAAACGAGGCGGTGATGCAGTTAGGGAGTGTTCGGGGCTGGTCAACTGCAAAGGTGCGTGACAAGATAGCCGAATTCATCTACCCAAGTGACGATGTAGATACTGGTTTCATGGCGGTGATGCAGTCATACACCAACCAATGCGACAAGCCCAACACAAAGGACAAGTTCGCCCAAACTGCCACGCACATCAAGAGGTGGTTAGGGGCAAAGGGTGCGAGAACACTCCAGTTTGCCGACATCACACCCGACTGGTTGGCTGCTTTTGATCGCCACCTCATCAACTACTGCCCTGCGGTCAACTCTCGGAGCATCCACTTGCGTAACGTGCGCACCATCTTTAACTTCGCCCTCAACCATCAACTTACTACTGCGCCATATCCGTTCAGGCAATACAAGATAAAAACACAACCCAGCAACCCCACACCGCTAACTCTTGAGCAGTTGCGTTTGCTTTGGTCGCATCATCCGCACACCTCGGCGCAAGCCTATGCGCTCGACATTTGGCGGTTGACTTTTTCGCTCATCGGGATCAACCTTGTAGACCTAGCCAACTTGCAGACCATATCGCAAGGGCGCATAAACTACACTAGGCGCAAAACTGGTCGGTTGTACTCGGTCAAAGTTGAGGATTGCGCCAAAAGGCTCATACAAGCGCATAGAGGGCGCAATTGCCTTGTGGATATATTGGAGCATTACAAGGATGTACACGTTGCGACATCAATGCTTAACCGCCACCTCAAGGATATTGCCAGCGACTTGGGATTGCCACCTATAACCACCTACACTGCACGATATACTTGGGCAACACTCGCCTTGAGCATTGACACACCCATTGAGGTGATTAGTCAGGCTCTCGGGCATAGTTATGGGCAAGCGGTGACTTTGGGCTACATCATGCCCGATAGACGCAAAGTGGATGACGCAAATAAGAAAGTTTTAGCACTCTTATTTGGCTAAATCTTGCCAATTAAGGGGAAATTACCACTATTTTCTTCTTATTTCCCAATACACAAAAGACCCCCACAATTTGCTTGTGAGGGTCTAATTTCTTTTGGCGGTGTGGTTGGTTATTCGCCAACTTTAAGGCTCAAATTCAAAGATTGTGCGAGTTTTAGGTAGGTGTCTATGCCTACGTTGTAAAGCCCTTTCTCAACCGCTTGAATTGCTCTTGTGCTTGTGCCTGCCATCTCTGCCATCTTGCGGATGGTGATGCCCTGCGCCTTGCGCTCGGTGGCGATTGCTTGTCCTAGTTCTGCTTTATTCATAGTCGCAAACGATTTCAAATTCCTTGCCGTTAGGTGCGATAAATGTGTGGTGCAATACGTTGCTATCATCAACGTAGAACTCGCCCTGCACCCAGTAATATTTGCCCCGCCAAGCCCACTCGAGACAATCGCTGCCATTGTTGTGTTTAGTTAGTTCTACATCTGTGGGCTGGTCATCGCAAGTGAAGAATTCCACCCACTTGTCAATAACCTCATCGGCATCGCTTGGCTCTTCTGCCTCATTCCACTCCTCGGCAAAGTCAACTAATGCACTTTGGATGGCATCGGCATCCACGTTGAGAACTTGGGCAACATCGTCACTGCTTGCCTCGTTGATGGCATAGTCAATTAATGCCTGCTCAAGCAGCTGCTCACTGGTGATGTCGGTTAAGATGTAGAGCACTTCGCCCTCGTTGTTGCTCAACCTGAAGACACTCTCATAGTTGCTTAACTCATCCACACCTGCCATCTCACTGGCTATAGTTGTTAAATCGGCATTGTCTTTGACTACTGCAATGGTCTCATAGCTGTCAACATCGGCAATGATTGCCTCGTTGTTGGTGAGTGCGTAACCGCTACCGCCTTGTCCTGCTGATACTACTGCAATGCTGTTGCCTTGCTCAAGTTGCACTCTCATCCAGTTTTTAAGTTCGTTGATCTTCATAGTTGTAAGTTTTAAAATTGGTCAATAAATTTGCCGTTACGATAGGCTCTAATATAAAGTTGGTCAAAGTCAGTTTCGGGAGTGTGCTGAAAGCAAACAACGTGCGCCTCAAATATTGGGATGCCGTGCCACTCTTTGAGCATTGAGTATTTCTTTGCAAGTGCTATTGCCTCGCTGTATGAATCTACGCTCATAAACTCAATGGTTTCCCAATCTTCATCTTCGGGGTTGCCTACTGCCTTGCAGATGTCAACATCGTAAAATTTTTTTGCCATAATCTTAAATTTTAATGATTAGTAATTATTTTGTTTGGTGGGGGGGGTGTTTCCACCCCCGTGTTATTAGAATGCGCAATCGTAAACCTTGCACCAAGGTGTGCTTACGGAGAAAACACCTTCATAAAGGAAAGAGCCATTATCATCGGTGTATTTGTCAGTAACATACTTGCGAGCAACTTTGCGAGCCTCTCTTGCGTTTTTTGCATCAAAGTTAACAATTTCCTCGCTAAGTCTAAAAACCTTGATTTTGAGTGTGTATGTAATCATAATCGTAAAAGTGAAAAGGTGAAACAAATAGGTGTTTGATTAATTTTTACGTTACAAAGATAATAGGTTTTTTGTTTGTGTGCAAATTTTACCACAAGAAAATGATTAATTTAACAAAGATTTAACACTTTGCCCATAAAACACACAATTATTAAAGACTTTTTTACAATTAAAACCGCCCTCACCATCCCGATGAAAGCGGTCAAAAACTAATTATCTTATGAAAAAAATCAACACTACTTTTTGCCAATCTTGTAAGCACCAAGCAAAGCGAACACCACAAGCGAGATGCCACCGATGCCCATGAGCAACTTTTGCCACCATCGTATAACGTTGACCTCTTCAATTTTGGTGACCTCTTTAATTTGGGTGGTGGTCACTGGATACGGCACACTATCATATATATGTAATGTGTCCACCCTTGTAATGATGCTCTGCCCCTGCGTGTGATGCCACCGCTCAATGATGGTGGTGTCCCCTTTTATATAGTGGTAGATGCTATCACGTTGGATGAGTGTGTCCCGAATGTGGTCTATCTTGACACTCTCAATCGTGTGCTCTTGGGTCACCACTACTGGCACTTCGACCCTCTTAACTTGCACCTCTTTCGCTGGCTTGCACGAACAAAAGCACACGCAAGCAACAATGACAAGCACCACGGCAAGCATTAACTCGCTACATCCATTAACTGCTGGATTGTCGGTAATAGGTCTATCGCTCATACTATCTCAATCGTTATTGTTTCGCCACGTTCTTTCGCTGGCACTAAATATTTATCCATAAGGTAGAAAAAAGCCTTTTGGCTGTCAACCACACGACCCACGACCTTGTTGTAGCCTACGATGATGCATCCTGCCGATGAGTTTTGCGTAGAGCCACAGTGGATTAAAATGCCTTCAAATGAGTTAACATGCAGGAGTCTCGGCATGTATCCATCATATTTTCTCGCATAAGGATACTTGGTAAAGTTCGAGAACTTTGGAGATCGAATGTTGAGTGTGACTTGGTAAGTTCCATACGGTATAGCCGTTTGACTCTTGATCTTCTTTTCTCCATCATCGAAAACACCATTGTGGTTGAGATCCCTAACTTTGTCTTCGATTGTGTCGCAAATATAGACTTTCTTGCCACTCTCTGCGATGTAGTAAAGATGCCCGATAGTGTAGGTGCTTTTTAGTGCCGTGCGTTCAAGTTTCAGTTCCATTTTCTTGCTCCTTTCGATTGTCCTCAATCTCCTCAATGCTCTCATCAATGATTTCGCCAAGTGCCTCGGATTTGCGCTTAAAGATTGCCACAATAAGGTTCTTGAGGTTTAATTTGATATTAATGCCTTTAACCACTGCGATATGCCCCACTATGCTTGATATCTCAAATAAGCATCCGAATGCGATGCCAAGTGAGGCGGTAATGGTGTGGGAGCAAATGCCCATCGGCTCGGTGACTGCAAGACCAGCCACACACCCAAGCAGTAAATAGGTGGTGTAGTCAACAAACTTGTTGAGTGTGCGCCTACCAGCCGAAGAAAAATGAAATTTAAACTTTTTCTTTTCCTCGTCCGTCTTTGCTCTTTTTGCGTGGTGCTTGCATTCTCTCCAACCCCACCAAAAATCGGTGGCAATTAATACGATGCAAAAGACTATCGCCCACCTTAAATCGTAGACTGCCGTCATTGCCTCACTCGCAAACAATGACCACGTTATCATTGCACCCACGTTGTGTGTCATTTACTTGCTCCTAATCAAAGTTAAATTTATAAAGCACTGGGTCGTGCCAAAAACCGACAATTAATTGCCCGTCTTTCACATTTATTCCCTCGGGTTCTTCGTCAATATAATCAAGTTTAACAAGTGATGATATTGCTTTTGCCTCGGGGTCTATAACCACAAGCCTACGCACGGCAGTAGGGTCAGATGAAGTCATAAGTCCTGCAAGCATCAAAATTCTGCCATTATTGAAAATGATGTCCTGCCTTGCCGTGTAAATCTTGACATCAAAATGGTCAAGCACATCGGCATCGCCAAAGGTCACAACTGCACCATCGCTCACAGCAGGCAAAGCATATTTGCAGAGCATTGTCTTGTTGCCACTTATAATGGTTGCGCTATTATCAAGCAAATAGCCAACGGAATAGATAAAACCTCTTGGGTCAACTACCCAATCGGTCTGCCCTGCGCCCCTTGTGGCGGTGCTAACATTCGTAGGTAAAATGGTTTGCACAAGGTCAACCGAATAAGTGCCATTTGTTAACTTGAAATCGTATACAAAACAACCATGCTCGCTATCATTATCCCATTGCGAAACATAGAGCAACGGCATGATGCTGTCTGCGCTGTTGAAAACATCGCTGAAACTGCAAGCATTGCAATGCGCCCTTTTATAACTACTATTCGGCAAATTGAGTGTGGCAAGCAGTGTGCCGTCACTTAACTTGTATAATTTGCCGAATGCCTTGCTTGAGTCATAATCTAAGAGCAAAACATAATCCCCGTATATTGCAATTGCTTGCACTGGATTTGCTGGCAGTAAGCAATATGGTAAGGCTTTGAATTTGTTGTCTGCTATCGCAATTTTCTCGCCAATATAAGGCATCGTTAGGGTTGTCAAATCGGGGACTAATTGCTCCATTGATGCGACTCTCGCCTCAAGGCTTTTGTTGGTTAATGTGAGGCTAAAATCGCTCGGTGTGCAAGCGGTTGTCCCTGCGCTTGTTTTCTTGAAAAGCACCCTAATATATCCGTGCCAATCGCCAGTGTAGGCAGTTTGCGAGGTGGCATCAATATAACCACCGCTTTGCCATACTTGCTTGATATTGTCCCCTGCCTCATCGTAAAAATGGACATTCCAAAAACCTTGTGAACCCACTTGTACGGTGAATACACCATCAACCTTTAGTGGTGGCGAAACAACCCTATTAGGATAACCCGCATCGCTGCTTGGCATTCTTGTGCCATCGACAAGAACCCCACCCTGCTCTAAAGGCATGACACCATTAAGCCCGAAAAGGCTATCGCCAATCACTTTGCCTTGATTTGCGCTCAAAGCATAATCGGTGGCGGTGCTGTTCAATCTATCAAGTATGCGAGGTACATAACCTGCTGGAATGCTTCTTGTCATTGTAACAATCACATCGCTTGGTGTTACGTTCACATTACCGTTTCCTTTGCGGACACCGAAGCGAATATATCCATTATAATTTCCGCTATAAGTGCCTACCCATGAGCCAATTTGCCCCACATACGATGCCTCGTTGTCTTGCGAGTACCAAAATGCATTAAAAGTGTAACCAGTCGGTGCTGTTAATGTAAATGCACCATACACACGAATAAAATCTTGTGTACGCACTCTTCTATAGAATGTTTGGTCTTGTGTAATTTGTTTTGAGCCGTCAGCCATCATGCCACCTTGCTCTAAAGCAGGGGCTAACGTTTCAGTACCACCGCTAGTTGGCATCATTGTTGTGCTTGCAATTAATTTGCCCATCTCTGCACTCAGCACATTGGTTGCGCCACCAGTTGTGAGGTCATTAACGATGTTTGCGAGCCCTAAATCAACACCATCTAAGCCGTTAGTCACCTCAAAATCAAAGGTGTTGCCATCGGTCATAGTGATTGTGTAGGTGTCAACTTTTCCAACGGTGGCGGTTTTCTCAACACTGGCAATTGTTGCCCCTGCCTCGCCCTGCGCTCCGTTGGTCACTTGGAAGGTTGTGGTGGTGTTGTCGGTGTAATAAATGGTGTAAGTGTCAACCAGTCCAGCGGTGGCGGTTTTGACAATTGAGGTTATCCCTCGCCCATCTGCGCCAGCAACAAAGATTGATGAGTTGAGGTAAATAACGTTTTCCTCAAGTCCTTGGATAATGTCATCGGTGGTGAGGTCATCACTGCTTTCAACGATGAAAAATTGGTCGGTGCGAAAACTACGCAAACGTTGCCCATTTGCCTTAACTATGCTCACCACTACTGAATAATTGTCGGCAAGTTCGTTGCCTGACAAGTCAATGTTTGCCACGTTTCCATCAATAGTTGGGGTGTAGGTGTAGTTCCTGCGACTGCCTTTAAGTTGCACACTAACCTCATCCGTGGGGTCGGGCGTGTAATCTTCCAAATCCATTTGGTCACCATTGATGTAGTATATTTGCAAAGGTATCGCCAAAGAGAACGAATTGCCTTGCACTATTATTGGAATATTAGATGCCATCTTTATTTTCCTATCTTTTTAACTGATAAACGATTATTAACTAATTTGCGCCTATTGCAACAAGTCTCGCTAGTGTTCAAAAACGCAAGACATTGCGCCTTGTAGTTGTCAGCATTGGCAAAAGCCTCGTTGTATGCTTGTGTCTTTTGTTCAGGGGTTGCCTCGTCCGAATATTGGTCGGTCTTTATTTGGAAACCAAAGCGAGTGACCACTCCGATACTGGCACGGACGATGCGCCCATACGAGTAATAGAGTAGTGCCTTGCGCAGACCAGCGAAGATGTGAGCATCGCCACAAGTATCTTTGTATACGCCGCCCTGCCACAAAAGGGTTGCTAGTGCATCCTCATCACGATCAAGGATTCTTATCCACCAATCCGCACCAATCGCAGGGATGATGTCAAGGTTTTGAGCCTCTTCTATGCATCTATCCACAAGCGCATCTTGTGCGTTGCATGGGCGGCACTCTCTGTCAATATCCTCTCTTGTGATGAGCAACTGATTATCGTATAATATTGGGTTGCTTTCCATATCTTAAACCTCAACGTTATAGGTTAGTGGTTCAATCTCGCAATCAAGATTGGCAAGCGGTTCGTGCCAGTTGCCAAAGACCTTGCTAAATGCACGTTCAATCATTCGTTGTTCCTTGCTCACTAGACTTGAGTAATAGGTGTAGCAATCGTGGATGGTTGTGCCCGAAAATCCGAGTTTACCGCTACGAATACACAAGAAAGGCTCTTGCTCAAAAGCGCAATAAATGCGCTCAACTACCGAATTGTCGGTCACCTCGAAAGACTTGTCAAAGTTTTGCACTGGGAACGGCACGATCTCGGGTTTTTCCTCATCGTTGGCAACGGTTAAAGAGATAAGCACGTTACTGGTTTCGTCTCCTTGGAATTGCGCCAAATCCTCTGCGAAACCACGAGCCTCAACCGCCTTTTTTACCTCGTCTTCTTCGGTTAGTGCTTGACTTGTCTTGCTGATAACAAACGCACTAGGCAAGAAGTTGCAACGAACGTTGCGGAACTTGACATTGCTCAACCCCTCATCGGTGCTTAACTCGGTTAACACTCTATCGTAGCGAGGTAATGGATAACGGTCACGGCCAGCTGTTGACATCCACATTATTTGCCCCTTATAATGCTCAATGCCACCACTAGCGACTATTTGCGTTCTCACAATGTCGGGATTGGGGTTAAAGCGGTCAAACGTGCTGATTGTGTCTTTTGACACTCGCACAATCTTGCCGTTGCGTGAGGTGCGACCATACCAGTCGGGGTGGGTCACAATGTGGGCAATATATCCGCTATCGTCATCCTCTTGCAGTCGGCACGATTCAAAGGGGACGTGTTGCAGTTCGCAAATTCGGCAGTTCAGGTCATAGTTAACGTGCAACGCAAAACCGCCATAGTTCGCTAGGTCTTGAGCAACTGCCGTGAGGATGTCATCGGTGGTCTCGCCATAGTGGTTGACCTCAAGGTCATAGATTATGGCATTTGCTATGCCCTCGCCCTCGATAAACCTTGCGTAGCGGTCGCAACACTCTGCGCCAGTGCTGGAACTATCAAGTATCGCCTTGGCTTGTTGAGGGTATAAGTTATTAGCACCATAGGCTTTAATTCCCAAAGTGCTTAAATAACTCACATCTATGCGCTGGGGTGCTTTCTTTATCTTTTGGATGTTCATCGCTCAAAACCTCGTTATTTGCGTTTTCTCGCAGTTTTTTTCTTCTTTGGTGTAGTTGGCTCACTTTTGTCCGAAACCTCGGCAGAGGGCATTTCTGCCACCTCTGCGACCACTTGTTTCTCGGTGCTTGCGCTGGGCAAGACTGCAAACCAGTCTTTGCGCATAGGGAACGCACTCAAAAACTCCCTCGCCACCTCATCGGTGAGGTTTGCGTTGGTGTAGTGGTTGCCTTGCCACTTCAAGACCACACCATTGACTAATTTTGCTTGTGCCATCGTCTTGTTTGTTTTGTGGTGGTACTTTAATTTTGCGTATATCTCTAGGAGCGCATCTTTCTCAACGTTCTTGCATCGGCATTTCCGCAGATGTTTGCGACAAACTGCCCAATATAGGCGGTCAATTCGCTCCCTAACAAGTGCGAGGTCATGCCCACTTGTTGCAAGACCTCGCAATATCATCAACTCGGCTTGCGCCTCTTGTTCGCTCATGCCCTCAAATTACTCACTGCTTGAGTGTTTCGTAGAGTGCGCTGTCAATGAAAAGGTTTCCTTTAACTGCGCCCTCTTCGGTCATTGTAACCAGCCAACCTGCGAGAGTATCGTCATTGTACAATTCTCGCACCATTGCGCTTGCGTGTAAACCTACCTCAAGGCCGTACACCTGATAAGTGCCGTTGTTGTTCTGCATCACAACTACATACTCGCCATTCATCAGGGCGAAAATTTCATCGGCAGTAGTTTGTCCCTGATTAAGGATTACGAACTGCACGGTGTTGGTGATGGTATTTTGATATGTCCCCTCTACCATCTCTTGTTGAGTGCCAGTGAATGGGGTCTTACCGCCTTGGATGATATCGAAAGCAGTCTTGCCAGTAGCAAGTGGCAGGGCAGTAATCAAAAATGGGTTAGTGCTATCGTAGGTCACACCGCTCATGGTGATATCCTTGCGGTTAATGATAAGACCATCGGGCTTTGCGCCCTTAACGGCTGGGTTCTCGCAATCGTAACCTTGAATGTCCGCTGAAATCAAAAAATCACAAAGTGCCATATATCTTTTATCCTTTTAAGTTGTTAGTAAAAAATTTGGTGCGGGTGGTGTGCCACCCACACCAATAAAGTGGTTAATTCGATGCCTAGATCTCGGTATTAGTAACCAATTACGGCCATCTTGTTATCAAGAACAAGTGCGCCCATCTTATCGGTTGCATAGATGTGGTTGTACAAGGTCACGGGGTCGAATGTGATGCGAAGACCAGCGAACTCGTCAGTGCCATTAACACCAAGGGCAAGGTTGCGCTCGGTGGTGTAGATAGCACGGAATGGCAAGTTGTAAGCAGTGCCATTGCCCTCATAACTTTGGATGATTTCGTCCCACTGGGGAACAACACGCAGACGGATGCCACGATAAGTGGTCTCACGGATACCACCAAACAAAGCAGTCCAAGCAAGGTCGCTGCCACAGCAGTTGGCGAGAAGCTGAGCCTCAAGACCAGTGGCGAATGCTTGAGTTACATAGATGACTTGGTCGCTTGCCTGACGGAGTGCGGGGTTGGCGGCGGCAATCATGTTGTCGAGAGCGGTGCGAGCCTCGGTGTTGATGGCGGCCAACTGGGCGGCAATTGTTGCCTCGCTATTGGCGGCGATAGTAACTCTTGGAGTAGTGCCAGCGGCAACCGAGGTAAACAGCTGTTTGAAGATGCCATCGGTAAGTGTAAAGTAAGCAGGGTTAACGGTGTCCTTGATAACGCCGCCATCGGTTACGGTCTCGGCTGCGGTATCGCCAAAGAAAGCGATGCGGATGTACATCTTCATGATAGCCAGCTCAAGGCGAGGCACAACGATTTCATCGAGGTAATCGTTGGCGGTCATGTCGGTGATGTCGGTGCCAGTGTTGAGAGTGTACTTGACAAGAGTGTTCTCCACATCTGCCCAGCACAACTTTTCAGCAATCTGCCAAGTGGCGATGTCCCATGTTTTCTCCTCGGTAGCGATTGCATCGTTGCCCCATTCGGGGTTGCAACCAGTGCCTTCAAGTCCTACAAGACCAAACTCGCCAACTAAGCCAAGTTTGTCGCCGTTGAACACACGGGGGAAGATGTTAAGCAGTGTGCCAATGCGCTCTGCGCTCAGTACATCTTTAAAAACGAGCTTATTCAGCTCACGCACCGCCCCATTGTCAGGGGTTATTTGCGTAAAATCTAAACCAATAGAAGCCATTTCTTTTATTCCTTTTTAGTTATAATTAATAATTCACTTTTTAGTAGTCTGCGCCTTGCGCTCTGCCTTGCGCTTGCGGTACTCGGCAAAACTCAAGTTCTCGTTTTTCTTTGCCTTGGTGTCAATGCCAGTGGTTGTGTCTCTTTTGCTAACCTTGCCAGTTGACTGAACGGTTGATAACCACTCAATGCCACCAGCCACTGCGACCATATCCAGCACCTTTTTGTCGTTTTCGCTCTTGGCATTTGCCTTTGCGTCTTCCAACTCTTGGCGCAAGCGGTCAATCTCGGCATCTTTCTCTGCGATTTGTGCCTTGAGGCGGTCAATCTCGGCATCTTTCTCGCTTTCAACCTCATCCTCTTTGAGGTCGGGGTCTTCGTTCTCCTCT